GGCTGCCGCTGCCCAGCGCGCGCTAAAGGACATGACTAAGATCGAGAAGGCGGCGTTCCTTGCTCAGTTGGAAGAGAAAGACAAGCGGTTTCAGGTTAGAGAAGCGCAGACTGACCCAATTAAGTTTGCAAAACGTGTCTACCCCGGGTTTAAAGTCGGGCCACACCACCGCCAACTGTCAAAAATATTTGAAGCAGTGATGCGCGGAGAGAAAAAGCGGGTGATTATCAACATCGCACCGCGTATGGGTAAGTCTGAGTTCAGCTCTTACCTGTTCCCTGCGTACTTTCTCGGGCGCTTCCCTGAGAAAAAGATCATTATGGCGACGCACACCGCTGGATTGTCCGAAGACTTTGGACGACGGGTGCGAAACTTAATTGAAGGCGAGGATTATGCGGAGGTTTTTTCCGATACGGTCGTTGCAGACGACCAAAAAGCGGCTGGCAAATGGTCAACTGGTGCAGGAGGTCAGTATTACGCTGTCGGCGTGGGGGGTGCTCTTGCTGGTCGTGGCGCTGATTTGTTTGTTATTGACGATCCTCATTCTGAACAAGACATGAAAGCAAACTCACGTTTGTCATTTGACAACGCGTGGAACTGGTTCCAGACTGGGCCGCTACAACGACTCATGCCTAACGGGGCGATCATAATCGTGATGACTCGCTGGAGCTTGATCGACCTGACCGGTCGCCTGATTGACTTTAGTATTAAGAATCCCGACTCCACACCGTGGGAGATAGTCGAGCTGCCAGCCATTTTGAACGAGGACACGGAGAACGAGAAGTCTCTCTGGCCCGAACAGTGGCCTCTGGATCAGTTAAAAGCTAAAAAAGCGGTGCTAGACCCTAGGTTCTGGAACGCGCAGTACATGCAGCAGCCAACGAGCGACTACAGCGCCGTGATTAGCCGCAAGAGTTGGAAAATATGGGAAGGAAACGATCCCCCGACGTGCGAGTACGTGATACAGAGCTGGGATACGGCGTTTGAGATCAAGAACACGTCCGACTACAGCGCGTGTACTACGTGGGGTGTCTGGTATAACGACGAGGACAACGGGAGTCCGAACCTCATACTGCTCGATGCGTTTAAAGACAGAATGACATTCCCGGATCTCAAGCAGACAGCGCTCAAGCACTATAAAGAGTGGCAGCCCGACGCGTTCATTATTGAGAAAAAAGCTGCCGGTGCGCCGTTGATACAAGAAATGCGTAAAATGGGCATACCGGTCGAGGAGTTCTCGCCCAGCCGGGGTAACGACAAGATGGTGCGTTTGAATGCGGTAGCCGACTTGTTTTCTTCTGGCAAAGTTTGGGTACCGGATACGCGATGGGCGCGCGAGGTGGTTGAGGAAGTGGCGTCGTTCCCAGTAGGTGAGCACGACGACTATGTGGACACGGTTACACAAGCGCTGCTGCGGTATAGGCAGGGTGGGTTCATTAGCTTAGATAGCGATGAGCGCGAAGATCAATATTTTAGAGCCCGTAAAGCGGCGTATTACTAGGAAAAATTATGGCTATCGACAAATCGCTATACCAAGCACCCCTTGGACTTGAGGCTCTGGAAGACGAGATGAGTGACGCTCCTGAGATCGAGATTGAGATCGAGGATCCGGAGTCAGTGACAATTGGTGTTGACGGGATGCCGCTGCTTGTGATTGAGGAAGACGAGTATGAGGGCGATGATTTTAACGCTAACCTTGCGGAAGAGCTGGATGATGGCGCACTTGAGAGTCTGGCTAGTGACTTGGCAAGCGATATTGACAATGACTTGTCGAGCCGCAAAGACTGGGAGACGATGTATAAGGACGGCATCACGCTCTTGGGCTTAAAGTTTGAAGAGCGTACCGAGCCTTGGGATGGCGCGTGCGGTGTGTTTCACCCGATGATTACGGAAGCCGTTGTACGGTTCCAGTCAGAGACCATCATGGAGACGTTCCCGGCAGCAGGGCCAGTTAAGACAAAAATTATTGGTCGCGACACGCCTGAGAAAAAAGAAGCGGCTGTTCGTGTGCAGGACGACATGAACTTCCAGTTAACAGAGAAGATGACGGAGTACCGTTCCGAGCACGAGAAGCTGTTGTGGAACCTGCCCAGCGCGGGTTCGGCGTTTAAGAAGGTGTATTACGACCCCAGCCTAGAGCGCCAAGTTGCCATTTTCGTGCCGGCTGAAGACATCATTATTCCGTACGGCACGAGCGAGTTAAATACATGCCACCGCTTGACGCACCGGATGCGCAAAACAAAGAATGAGCTGATTAAGCTCATGAAGGCTGGCTTTTACCGCGACGTAGACTTGGGCGAGCCACAGAAGTTTCAGACGGACATCCAAGAGAAAAAAGACAGAGAGACAGGGTTCTCGGCAACCTACGACGACCGCTTCGAGCTCTACGAGATCCACGCTGATCTTGACCTGCCCGGGTTTGAAGACGAGGACGATGACGGGCCAACCGGCATTGCGTTGCCTTACGTCGTAACGATGGTTCGTGGCACCAACGAGGTGTTGTCTGTCCGTAGAAATTGGAAAGAAGACGACGACCTTAAGCTCAAGCGCCACCACTTCGTACACTACCAATACATCCCCGGATACGGAGCCTACGGTTTTGGCTTGTTCCACCTGATCGGTGGCTTTGCTAAGTCAGCAACCAGCATCATGCGCCAGCTTGTGGATGCGGGTACATTGTCTAACCTGCCCGGTGGTCTTAAAGCGCGCGGGCTGCGTATTAAGGGCGACGATACACCGATCGCACCGGGTGAGTTCCGTGACGTAGACTTGGGCTCAGGCAACATCCGCGACAACATTCTGCCACTTCCGTACAAAGAGCCATCGGCTGTACTTGCTGGCTTGATGGATAAGATTGTTGAGGAAGGACGTCGCTTTGCAGCCACCGCCGACCTTAAAGTCGCGGACATGTCCAACCAAGCCCCTGTGGGCTCAACGCTTGCGATCCTTGAGCGTACGCTTAAAGTGATGTCGGCAGTTCAGGCGCGTGTGCACTACGCCCTGAAACAAGAGTTGCAGTTAATCGCTGGCATTATCCGCGACTACACACCAGAAGAGTATACGTACGAGCCGGACGAGGGCGAGCCATCTGCCAAGCACTCAGACTACGGTGATGTGGACATTTTGCCTGTCAGTGACCCCAACGCTGCGACTCTTAGCCAACGTGTTGTGCAGTATCAGGCGGTGATACAGCTTGCTGCCTCCGCCCCACAGATCTACAACATGCCACTGCTGCATCGTCAGATGCTTGAAGTGTTAGGTATCAAGCAGGCCGACAAGCTCGTGCCGCTTGAGGAAGATCAGAAGCCTACCGACCCAGTGACTGAGAACATGAACGTGCTGATTGGCAAGCCACTCAAGGCGTTTGCGTATCAAGACCACGAAGCACACATCCAAGTACACCAGTCAGCTATGCAGGATCCGTTGATTCAGCAGATGGTCGGGCAGAACCCACAAGCGCAACAAATTATGGGAGCGATGCAGGCTCACTTGGCGGAACACATCGGGTTTGCGTACCGTAACAAGATCGAGCTCGCGCTTGGCGTGGCGTTGCCTAACCAAGAAGACGATTTGCCTGAAGATATGGAGAAGCAGATCAGCCGTCTGATGGCTGAAGCCGCTCCACAGGTGCTTAAGGAGAGCAAGGACTTGGTTGCGCAGCAACAGGCGCAAGAACAGGCTAAGAAAAATGCCGAAGATCCAGTTCTTCAGATCCAGATGCAAGAGCTTCAGATCAAGCAGCAGGAACTCCAGCTCAAACAGCAGGAAGTGCAGATCAAGCAGCAGGAAATGCAGATTAAAGGCGAGAAAGTTAAGAACGACGCGGCAGCTAGAACAGAAGAACTCGCAATCAGAAAGAGCGATGTCGAGACCCGCGCGCAGCTAGAGAGTATCAAGATCGGCGCTAAAGCAACTAGCGAACAGCGCGAAAGCACCGCGCGACAGCAGTTGGAAGGGATTCGGATCGGCAGTGATATGGCTATCCGCAACAGGCAGTTGGAGCAAGACAAAGAAACACCACCAAAAGGAGAGTAAATCGAATGGATTTGCACATGATGGACTTCATGGACGCCTTCAGAAAAAAACTGAGGGCCGACATGAACAACTTCACTGACGATTTGGCGAATGGTCAGTGCCAAGACTTTGCTAGTTACAAAGAGCTTTGCGGGGTAATTCGAGGCCTAGCCTACGCAGAGCGCCACCTACTCGACCTCGCTGAGCATTTAAAGGAAGACAACGATGAGTGAAACCATCGCATTACCGGAATCAGGGTTAATCCTACCCCCCGGCGTAGTACCTGAAGTTAAATCCGTTCCGATCGAAGACGTCGAGTACCAGAACGCAGAGACTAAAGCTCGTCAGGTTCCAGAGCCCCAAGGCTGGAAGATTCTGTGTGCTTTGATTGATGTAGCTGACACATACGACAGCGGCTTGTTGAAGTCAGACGGTACGAAGAAAACAGAAGAAATCACTTCTCCTGTCTTGTTTGTTATGAAAAAAGGCCCGTTGTGCTACCTCGACAAAGAGAAATTCTCTGACGGGCAGCATTGGTGTAATGAAGGTGACTTTGTTATTACGCGTCCTTACACGGGCACGCGCATGGTTATTCACGGTAAAGAATTTCGTGTTATTAACGACGACCAAGTTGAAGCAGTTGTACAAGACCCCCGTGGCATTAGCCGCGCTTAAAGGAGAAAGGCATGGAAACATTTAAATTCCCTGACGAAGATAATCAGGGTAAACCCGTAGACACAGAAGACGATGTCAGTATTGACATCGACATTGATGGTGAAAGCGATATTGAAATCGACATCGAGGATGATACCCCCGAGCGAGATCGGTTTGCCAAGCCGCTAGACCGCGAAGTTGTTGAGCCAACCGACGAAGAGCTAGAAAAGTACGGCTCAAAAGTTAAAGCCCGAATTAAAGAATTGACGCATGCTCGCCACGATGAGCGCCGCGCCAAAGAAGCAATCGCGCGAGAAAAAGTTGAGCTTGAGCGTCTTGCCCAAAAGTTAATTGACGAGCGTAAACAGTACGTTCAGTTTATTAACGAGGGCACTGTTACCCACGTCAACACTCTGCGTGAAAAGGCAGAAGCTGATCTTGAAATGGCTCGACGCAAGTATAAAGATGCACAAGAGTCTTACGACTCCGAAGCTATGCTTGAAGCTCAGGAAAGTCTTACTGAAGCAAAAATGCGACTAGAGGCAGCAAGAAATTTTAGGCCTGCCCCTTTACAAGTTCCTGATGAAGTAGTACAAACACACCAACAGCAAATCGAAACCCCGAGACTGGACGAAAAGACCTTGCGCTGGCAAGCTAAAAACCAGTGGTTCGGCTCTCCGGGTTACGAAGAACTCACAGCCTTTGCACTAGGGCTGCACCAGAAACTAGTAGCTACGGGGTACGATCCCCGCTCTGATGAATACTTCGAGAGAATCGACTCTCGCATGCAGCAAGTGTTTCCTGAAGTTTACGAGGGCAACAGCAAGTCAAATAGGGCTGGACAAACTAGAAGACCCGCAACCGTAGTTGCTTCGGCATCCCGTTCGTCGGGGGCTAAAAAGAGCGTCAGACTAACCAAAACGGCGGCACGCCTAGCGGATAAGTTTGGTATTTCTCATGAGCAGTACGCACGCGAGTATTTAAAATTGGAGAGCAATAATGGCTAATGCACGTACCCCCCGAGACACGGAAACCCGTGAAAACAACCCATCACGCTATGTGTACACCCCCACAAGCGCTTTGCCAGACCCTACCCCTGAGCCGGGATTCCGTTTTCGTTGGATCGCTATGTCGGTCAACGGACACGACAATCCTACAAACATGTCGCAAAAACGACGTGAAGGCTGGGTACCGGTTAAAGCCGAAGACCATCCTGAATTGCAAGTAGTCGGTAACAAAAACGGAAACGTGGAAATTGGTGGCTTGCTTTTGTGCAAAGCACCAGAAGAAATGGTTCTGTCCCGACAGGAGTACTACAACCGCTCCTCGCAAAGTCAGATGGAATCCGTCGATAACCACTTTATGCGTAATAACGATTCTCGTATGCCTCTGTTCAATGAGCGTAAGACCTCAGTGACGCGAGGCCCCGGGTTTGGAAACGGTTCCAAATAATGTTTAGGAGTTTTTAAATGGCTTACCCTACTATTGAAAAGCCTTATGGCTTTAAGCCGATCAATTTGATTGGTGGTCAGGTGTTTGCTGGTTCTACGCGCAAAATGCGTATTGCCAGTGCCTATGCCACTTCGATTGGTTTCGGCGATCTACTTGTTCGCGCAACTGATGGCACTGTTGAGAGATCAGCAGCTACAACCGCTAAACCCACTGGCGGCTTCGCTGGCGTGTTTCTTGGTTGTGAATTCATCAACCCAAGCACTGGTCAACTGCAATTCCAACAGAACTTTGTTGGTGGCACAACAGTAACAACTGGCTTTATTACAGCTTATGTCTGTGATGATCCAGATACGCTGTTCCAAGTCGCTGTGGTTTCTGGCACGACAGTTGTGACTGGTGTTCAATATACGGCTGTTGGCAATAACGCCACCATCGTAAACAACACGACCATCACTAACGCTGGTAACTCTCAAGTCGCACTTCTTGATTCGACTGCTGATACAGCTACGCTGACCATCCGCATCGTTGACGTTGTGCCTGATACCGCCTACGTTTCTGGTGGCAACACGCTGTATCCTGAAGTGATCGTTAAGTTCAACTTCGGTATGCACGCTTACGAAACCGCCGTTGGCGTTTAAGGAGTTAAATCATGGCTATTTCACGCGCACAGTTACTTAAAGAACTTCTTCCCGGCCTGAACGCATTGTTCGGTTTGGAGTACAAGCGTTACGGCGAAGAGCACAAAGAGATCTATGAAACAGAGACCTCTGAGCGTTCGTTTGAAGAAGAAACCAAGTTGTCCGGCTTCTCGGCTGCACCCGTTAAGAACGAAGGTTCTGCGATTGCATACGACAATGCTCAGGAAGCTTTCACAGCTCGTTACACACACGAGACGATTGCACTTGGCTTCTCAATCACCGAAGAAGCAGTCGAAGACAACCTGTACGACAGCCTGTCTGCTCGCTACACGAAAGCTTTGGCCCGCGCTATGTCCTACACCAAGCAGGTTAAAGCTGCTGCTACGCTGAACAACGGTTTTAGCGCCAGCTATGTTGGTGGCGACGGCGTTGCTCTCTTCAGCAATGCTCACCCTCTGGTTGGTGGTGGTGTAAACAGCAACATCCCCGGTACCCCAGCCGATTTGAACGAAACATCGTTGGAAAACGCTGTTATTCAGATCGCTGCGTGGACTGACGAACGTGGTCTGTTGATCGCTGCTCGCCCCCGTAAGTTAATCATTCCTCCTTCACTCCAGTTCGTTGCAACTCGTTTGCTCGAAACAAAACTGCGTGTTGGTACGGCTGATAACGACATCAACGCAATCGAGAACAACGGTTCGATTCCAGAGGGTTACGCAATTAACCACTTCTTGACCGACACCAATGCTTGGTTCTTGACAACTGACGTGCCTAACGGCTTGAAGCACTTTGTCCGCTCACCTATGAGTACAGGTATGGACGGTGACTTCGACACAGGTAACGTACGTTACAAGGCTCGCGAGCGTTACAGCTTCGGCTGGTCTGATCCTCTCGGCATGTACGGCTCTGCCGGTGCTTAAGTACCCCTCTAACTACTTCGGTGGTTAGATGCAGCCCCCGCCCACAAAGCGGGGGTTTGCTTTTGTGCTTGCATTTATTGTTGTATGGGTTATTATTAACCTAAATCTGGGAACCTCCAGCTTTACTGACCGCCCCAGCGGACGATGCAGAGACAGTAAAGCGTAGTACTGCATATACAAGGAAATACTATGGCCTCGACCACCTTCTCCGGCCCAGTCACATCGACAAACGGCTTCATCGGTAACATGACCGGTAACGTCACAGCTACAACCGTAACAGCCACTGGCGCTATTGCTGGTTTAACTCTTGCTGCTACAGGCACAGGTGGCGTAAAGCTCGCCGTGCGTACATTGGCTTCATTGCCCGCAGCCGCTGCTGGTAACGCCGGAACAATCTATTATGTGTCAGGCACATCGTCTGGCAACACAATGGTGTTCTCGGATGGAACAGCCAACATTGACCTCGTGACTGGCGTTGCTGTCATTGCTTAATTAGCTCCAACTAAAAGGAGCCGATCATGGCTATGCAGACAGATGTAAAAGCAGCAGAGCGCACAACCACGGGTACGGCTTATGCGGCTTCCGCACGACTGAAAGGCGTGTTGGTGTCATTTGCCACAGGCGGCACAGTCGTCATTAAAGATGGCGGCGCAAGTGGAACCACGGTCTTTTCTTACACGGCTCCTGCGGCAGCCGGCACAGTCAACGTCATTGTTCCCGGCGAAGGTATTCTTTGCCGCACGGACATTCACGTCACGCTGTCTAGCGCCACTGCCACGGTGTTCTATGGCTAAGAAAACCCCCTCCCTAGCAGTCGGTCGTGGCGAAAAACTACCCGTCTCTAAGGGGGCTGGTTTGACTGCCAAAGGCCGTGCTAAATATAACGCAGCGACTGGGTCTAACCTAAAGGCTCCGCAGCCCGAAGGTGGCCCACGCAAAAAGTCATTCTGCGC